GGTATAATAAATATAGTTAAAGAAGAACAACAATCAATAAGGAGGAAAAAATATGTATAATTTATTTATGGGAAGCAATGAGCTAGTTGTTATTTACAGAAATGGAACTCATCATGTTATAGAGAAAGATGAGGATTACAACGAGGTATTCACGGGTAGTTATGAAAAGTGCTGTGAATATTGTAAAAATAGGAACATCGATTATCTTGAAAGTTTTTATTAATTTTATTACAAATAAGGAGGTTCACATGATGACATTCTGTGAACCCCTTATAAAGAAGTATATCTTAACAATGTAGTATGGTTACCAGACACAACACTTAGAATAATGATTAACTTCAAAATTGTACTAAATTTCCCCATCGAAAATTTTTGGTACAAAATATTATTGACAATTTAATGTTTATGGTGTATAATAAAAAAAGATTAAACAAGGAGGATTTTAAAATGATGAAAGCACAGATAGTATATTACAAAGAAGAGGGCAACAAGTTTTACGGATTTTATTTTAACAGACATTTTACAGCATGTAGATTTAGATTTGAGGAAGATATTAGAGAATTTTTATTAACATCCGGTTATGAATTACCACCAGAAATAAGAGAAGTTGATTTTGATACACACATGGAAGCATCAAGAGAATGGAACAAATTAGCATCTGAACACTGGGGTCATGATGATCGACTCAATATGGTAGAAATAATGATAAGAAAGCTAATGATTTTAAAAGAACTTACTTATGGAATACCTAAAAAAGACACTTACAAATCAGCGATTTTTATGCCAATCGACGAACTAGAAGAAGAACTCAATTACTGGAAAATGTTATACAAATTAACGAAAGTAGGTGGAATTTAATGGTAATAGTAAAAGAAATTTTAGTAATGAATAACATATGGGATTTAAACACCATAATCACAATCTATTACACTTTTGAGGGAGAAGTAGTAGTTTTAAGAAGAGATACAGTATATGACTTAATACAATATAGGTATCCAGAATTATAATACCCAGTAAAATTTTTTACAGAAGAATCAATAAAGGTTTGCTTACCAGAATATTAAAGTAAAGGAGGTGATGCCAAGCAACAAAAAATCTGAAAGAAGGGAGGTGATAAAATGAACTATCTCAAGAGAAACTGGTTTTTACTCCTGCTCATCATATTACTATCTGGTTACACAGCTTACACGTCATACTTAGTACTATCAAACGATAACCAGAAAGTAATAGAAGAGCAACAAAAACAGATATCACTTTTGTCTGACAAAATAACAGAACTAGAAAATAAAGAGACACCAGAAATCCCAGTGCTTGACACATCAACATTGGAGAACAGAATAAGCGCCTTAGAGCAAGCACAGCAAACAATCACATCAGGCGTTGAATCTATGAATCAAGCAATAGAAGGAAATCAAAGTCAGATAAAAGCGATCTGGGCAACGTTAGAAGAAAACGAACTTGTACACTCTAACGCAGGAGAAACAAACAGATAACTTTTTAATTGCGGGGCAAACGCCCCGCTTTTGTTATTTGATAATTAACTGCTGTCCCGGATAAATTAAGTTAGGATTGCTGATCCCATTGTCGTTTGCAATCTTTTGGTAAGACGTGTTAAACTGACTAGCAATCCCAGACAAAGTGTCACCCTGTTTTACAACATAAGTTTTGTGTGCTGGTGCACTCCCACCATTAATTTTTAAAACCTGCCCTGGGTAAATAAGATTAGGATTACTTATACCATTATCACTAGCAATCTTTTGGTAAGTTGTGCCATATAAGCTAGCAATACCAGATAATGTATCTCCACTTTTTACAACATAATCAACCGCGCTAGGTTTTGGTTTTTTTGCAGGCTTGTTTGTTACAGAATTACCTTTGATCTCTTTTAACAAATCTCTTACCATCTCATTACAATCAACTCCTCCATTAATCCCGGGCACACCACCGTCACTGCAATACTGCCAGATATCAAAAGGTACACTAGGTTTGTGACTATAGTTAGCAATCCAACTGGTAAATCTATCAAGGCTATTTTTAATAACATTTTTAGCCCAGTCCTCATTGCAGTAATATCCAAACCAATATCCAGCATCCTCAATTGCCTGACCCATGTCTATAAAATACTGAGCATTGTAACTACCTCTTATACTTGCATCCTCAATATCAATGTAAATAGGTAAAGCCAAATTACATTTTTTAGCAAGTCTTAAAATATGTTTTGTCTCACTATCTGCATGAGCTTTATTGTTAGCATAACTATATAAGTAAATACCATACGGTATACCCAACCTGTCACACTCTTGTACATTGCGTAAAAAATATGGGTCATCCTGCACCACAAAATCGTCTCCATAACCACATTGGATTATTGCTCCATCGATAGCCCCATTAACCGCATCCCAATTTATAACTCCCTGATATCTTGATACATCAATAATCATATATACCTCCTTACTTGCCAATCAAAAGCATCCCTTGAGTATGCTCCTGCATCCGGCTTGACTGTTGGGCCGTAATAGGGGTTGCCCCCGTGCCCACATAATTGATTGTTACCTATATACATTTCTACATGGTCAAAAAACGGATTGTGATATGACCAATTAAAAAATACTAAATCTCCCATCAACATATCACTTGTATCTAAAGAGCCACTACCCTCTTTAATAAGTGACCCGTTATCAACTTGTGTGCCAGTCCATGTACCTATCTCTACACCAACTACACTATTGTAACAATGCCAAACAAGTCCAGAGCAATCAGCGTACCCATTGTCTGGCCACATCCTTAAATCACCAGATTGAGAGTAACCTAGTTTACCCTCATAACTCAAAATTTTATCAACCAACTGTTGTCGTTGATCATCCGTGCCACTCCCCGTATTAGGGTATGACGGCTGAGGTTTTGTTGTAGTCTCACCCTCAATTTTTTCAAAGCGATAAATTGGCAACCATAATTTATCGCTTGCCTGATAAAACTCTATTTTTTTGTTTGTACCATTATTATCAATGTACAAAAAGAATGTTTTACCAAACTTTTGTAGTGACTTAATATTTAGGGATGTATCAAATGGTTTTGATGAATTATCGGGATTACCACTATTTTGGTTTTGATTACCACCGATACTATGTTGTGGATCATAGTTACCAAAACCCTCCTTACCACTTTCCCCGTCCCACTCATCTAACAGGGCTTTTACTGTGTTTTGACGATCATAATAACTACCAACTATGCCATTATTAAGTACTGTCATATACCACACATCATAGTTACAATTACCGCATCCGTTAAAGATCTGATAAAACGCCTGCGGTGATTGATGATAATTAGTTAACCCAAAAATAGCGGTTTTAGGATCAGTTATTCCGCACTCATCACGCAGGAGGGGAATATAAGAATTATCACAATCTGACTCCCACAACTTATTTTGTGTGTTAACACCCTCATCAGTAACAAGCACAGCACTAACCTCATTAGCTTCATTTTGCGTAAAAATTTTGTTTCCCCATGCGTCTCTACCTGCCTGGATTTGAGGTAACAAAATCGGTAGTTGGTTAGCAGTATCAGGATAATCAGTTATTAGCAAATTTAATAAATCCCAACTCCTGCCATATGTCCATTGCATAATACCAATACCAGCCATAGCCCACGACTCAACACTACCATAATTACAGTTAGTCTCTACTGTACTTGTTACGTACATTGCATAACTTTTCCAATTTTGATCATAAATAGCCATTTATTTTAACCATCTTCCCACATAAAACATTCTTGACAAAATCGAAAACTGTATTCTGCTACCTTCTGGCACCGTACCCCCGATTGATTTCAAGTAAAGGTTTCCCCCGCTTACGATATATTGCGCCTTACCGTAAGTGATTGCGCCAGAAGGTGAGCCGATTGTAAGTCTACCGCTAAAATATAGCGTTGACTCATAGGTATTATTAAAAATACTCTGAGGTAGTCTCATCAATACTGTACCAGATGTCCCTAAAACGGGGATAAATCCTGATTTAAATTCTACAAGATTGTAGATTGATGCTATTTTCAAGCTAGGGTTAACATCAATTATAGCAGAATATTGTATAAAATTAGTCTCATCTGGGTTGTCTAATCTAAAATTACTCCAGTCATTAATACCATCTATTGCCTCATTAGCGGAACTGTTAGCAGAGTTAGCAACAGAGTTAGCAGATTGCGCCAGAGCACTAGCTTCTCCAGCCGAAACTTCTGCCGCCTGTGCGGCAACCTTGTTAGCCTGCATCCCTGTATCAATTGCCAAAAATGCTGGGTTTAAATCTCCCAACCAGCTAGCCTTATCAGTACCGATAAATTGTGGTAAATCGTAGTTTGGTGTTTTGTTTGTATGTGACATATATTAATCCTCCTTAAGCTACTGCAAGGACAGTCTTGCCCTCCCAGTCATATTGATAAGTTGTAATATCATAGTTATCATAACCATCTGTTGTGATATTTTTATCGTCATACCCAGCACACGTTAACGCGTCCTCTCTATGCAAGGACACTAAAAAGTCTATCACGTTTTTGTAAAAAACTCTTTGTCCTGTAACTGGATTAAACATATAAAATCTATCATCCTCTGTCAGATATTTTTTAGCGTAAAAATCATACTGGTAACACGTAATATTTTTTGCGTCATACATATCTGCTGTAAGATTAAGCCCATCATACTCAATACATGTAAGTGCATAATAGTTAAAATAATTATAAAAATCATTAAGCACATTTTGGATAGTATCAGTATAACCTGTAATCGGGTTAATCACATAAATAGATTGACCCTGTTGCTCTAACCAAATCGTTAAATCTGTAATCTGCTCTGTTACCCATGATCTTGTTTTTTGGTCAGCACTTTTTATAGCATCACTTAAAACAGTAAATTGGTTATTGATAACAAGTTCTAATTCTGACACTTTTGAATCTGTGTAATTATTGGCAGAATTTAACGTAAATTTATCCTGTTGATCGATATATTTATAAATCTCAGAATAATCTAACGATAATTGCTCAATAACCTCATTGATCTTATAAGTGAGTTTACAAAGCACCTCGTAATATGACAAAGACTCATCATATACAAGTGGCATAACTTTAAAGCAACGCCAAAACGGATATACATTACCAATCATTTTTTGTCACCTCCTTACCATAGTTGCATAAATAGTACATCCAACTCCTCAATTATCAGCATGTCAATATTCAAAAAACTTTGCCTATACTCCATTAATAATTGACTATTAGATTTTGAGTCGTTTTTTCCAGACAACTTACGACTATATTTTTCGTTTTCAGAAGAATTCAACTTTGTTGTATTAGTTGCGTTCGTCTTTTGTGAGGTTGTTGCGTAGTTTTCTGAAAATGGGTCTTGTAGTGAACCCATGGGGGTATCATTTTGTAGTGACTTGTTTTCTCCCTCATCTTGAGACGTGTTATCCCCTGTTGTTTCCCTTTCATATTGCTCGTTTGTGGAATATGTTTCAAGGGGATCGAATTCAATCTGGGCTGATAAATACAACTGATTATAATATGGCATGATCTCATTCATTTTGACATTTAAGTATCTCTTAAATAATCCTGCCGTCTCAAAACCAATCTCACGCATGTAGTAGTGATTAAGGATTTTTTCGTTTAGTTTTGAACGATAACTTTCCTCAAAAATTGGATAATCATTTAGCCCTAAATCGAAACCTGATTGAATAAGATACCGTAACTCTGTTGTATATTTACTCATCCAAATCACCATCACTTTCAGATGTTTCACGTGAAACATTTTCATCCGTGTTATCAGTTCCGAAAACCATTGCGTTGTACAACTCTTCTAATTCTGGATTGTAATTAACAGAAATTTCTGTTCCGAACATCCTGTTTATTTCTTTTGCACCCTGTCTTCTTGAGTTTAATCCGATTTGTCTTGACATAGATATCTGCTCAAGATTGCTGTTAACCTCATCACTTATCTGTCTCTCTTTTTTATCCATGTTATTATTGTTTATACCTAAAAATAACATAGCTTCATTCCAGATTCTATTTTTTTCGAAACTCAATCTATCTGCGATAAATGGTGCATCTGTTTTCAAGACTTGTATCGCATTTGTTTCGAAATTTTTGTTTGCGAAAATAAAAGGTTCGTTTCCCTCATATTGCATATACACATTTTTCATCGTTAGCTTTTGTTTTTCATCACAAACGATCATAAGTGGAGTTTTTTGAGCGTTAATATTAACGTCAATTGCCCTGCTCACATTATAAAGTTTTTGTGCAAACATATCTATGTCAATATGAGTTGTGGTATGCAAAAAGTTGTTAAAAACAATAACAGAGTCAGCTTTAGTTTTAAAATTTTGGTAACCATTTACGCTGTATGCCATACGGTTAATTGGTATCCTGTATACATCTAACTCACCGCCGATGGCACACTGCAAAAATAAATCACCGATAATCTCATCCCTAAAATACAATCCATATCCATTGTCAAAAAGTGTCAACTCTAAAAATCGCTCGTCAATTGTATCTGGTAAACCCTCCCATTTGTACATATTGATGGCCAGCTCTTTTAAAAAATAGTAGTAATGTAAATATGTCACGTTGTTTTGCCACATATTACTCCACCCATCCAGAGCCTTGTTATAGCCATACAGTTTATTATAATTTTTTCTTGCCATTTTTTGTTTAGCCCCCGATCCATGGGTTATCATTATACTTGCCTATCTCAGTGTGCCATATAGTAGTCCCGTTATCAAACATATTTTTTAAAATCTCTATGTCGTCTTTTGGGATGTTACCTGCTAGGATGCACCCGGTTGTCTGCACATAATTAAAGTTTTTATTACCAGTGAGTGATACAGTCTCAATTTTATTCTGCACGTACCCATATCTGGTAAAATATTCTTCTATTCTTTCAGCGTACTCTGGTCTTATTGTTTTCCATTTGAGAGTGACACCGTTGATTCCGTTTGCGATGTTAAATGCATCGCCGCCAGTCTGACCTGCTAGTGTTGGGGGTGCAATCTCAGCGTCCTGTATTTTTGCCATTTGTTGACGGATAGCAATCTCACTATTTTTTACCCCTGTATACGCACTTTTAGCTCCACCATAAATTGATCCAATTGTACCTCCAATATTGCCAGATAAGATAGAGCTGATTGCGCCAGCGCCACCCTCTATCGCACCCATAGCTACAGCCTCTTTTTTGTTGTAACTATTGATGCTGTTTGATAAAGCAAAACTATTAGCATTATTAGCCATATATAACAGATAATTGTCAACAGTGACTGGGAGTTGTGGAAAATTAGCAATTGATAATCCAGCGTCTAAAAACTCTCCGTATTCTGGTCGCCCGTCATACTCGTGCCCATTATCACCAAAATCATTATAATACTTAAGATAGTATGTAAGTCGTGGTGAGGCTCCCACATAATTTACTAACCCTAGCTCTAATTTTGACAACTCATTAACAGCCTCAGGCTTTATGATAAATTGATTGCCATTATATGCTGTCATTTCTATATAGCTGTACGGGTAGCTATATAATTTGGAATTGTCATACTTTGGGAAATAACTCCACCAATTGTCTATACTACTTAGTATAAAATTTGAGCTTTTATATCCGTCTCTCAACCTGCCGATCTTTTTGCCTGACGCCATGTTAACTATCTCAAAGTTATTACCAACCACCTCCTCAGGCACAATCGTTATTGATTGGATACACTGCGTTATCCATGGCACATCTTTTAGCTCAGCTAAAATTGCTTGTAAGCTATCAGTCCTTGGTGATGGATTATCGTTTAAATTATCTATGACATAATAATCTAATACTGAGGGCATTTTATCAAACGTGCCGCCAGTTGATGATTTTAGGTTGGGGTTGTCAGTATCGCCAAAATCTGATGTGAGGTCAGCACTTGAGCACATTAATACGTAATATGTATTCCAACTGACAACCTCGGTGTGAGTCACAACATAATCACGTCCATATTCCAGTTGCTCCGGGAAAAGATTGGACAACCACGGAGTGCCATCTGACAAAAATTGTTGCTGATGAGATCGGCTAATAAATGACTTTAAATACTCGATGTCAAATTGCCATGTTTGGAATACGTCTATCTCAAATGTGATTATTGTGTTATCGTCATTTGCGTACTCTTTGTTACGTATAAATGCGTAAAACCATTTTGTCCCAAAATTTTTGTTTTGAAACATAATGTAATCACAACCGTAAAGATTGTCGTAATTTTCCGGAACTGCAATCGTACCATCCCTGCGAAGGTATTGGAAATCGTTATACTCTCTATATTTTTTAGACAAAAAGTATAGGGATTGTTCTGACGCATTTTTAAAGTCCATCTGATTTTTATAATCAGTTAACCTAGTATTGTTGATCAATATTAGCCGTGATTGTGGTGTGATTGCCATATCTATACCCCTAACCTGTAATTGTTACTGTTGCGGTCGCTGTTTTAGTTTGGTCAGCGTCCGATACATATAAAACATTATACGATGTTTTTGTCTCATCTGCCGCGATAATTAAAAGTCCGTCATCACTTATACTTGTTCCTGCGGATACTGACCCCTGAATGCTAAAGTGTCCTTTTTTGTTTATAAGGCCGTTACCCTCTACTGTACCGATAAATTTTGCTGTACCACCTTTAGCAACTGTTGCTGTATTGGGGGATATTGTAACGTTGGTAATCTCTGGTGCGATAGTTGTAAACAAAATCGCGTTGCTAAAAGGCGACACGGAAAATGTTTTCCAGACATGGTAAAAATAATTCCAGTACAGCCCCTCTGCGTTGTACACCTCGGTCATGTTGTAGTAATTATCAAAGATCATAAACCAGTCACTGTCAACCATCAACCCCGAGATAGATTTAAGTGAGTTTAACTCACCCTCTGTAAATGGAGTATAAGTTGTATTTGGATCATCGGCAAAAATCTCCTGCAATCTCTCCTCATCAATAGTACCAAAACCATCTACCCCAATCTGCCGCCCAATCAACTCCGCTTTGTCCATGTTAAATGATAATGCCAAAACCTCGACATCAAAAATTGAGGACAGCTCAGTTGTTAAAATAGTGTACAGATATCTTGGGTCTGTGTAAGTGCGTACTCCTGCATAGTTATAATTAGCAGACATATAACTTAAGTTTTTGGCAGATGCGACCATTGTTGTAGTCACTGACCTTGCGTTGTCTGCTGTAACAGTTGGGATAACAGTTGTGGAGATTTTCCCGTCAAGCGCGCATCTTGCGATGAGATATTTCATAACTAAAAATTCGTCGTAATTTGCTCCCGTGTATAACTGCTCAATAATTCTCCCGATTAAATCGGTGATTCCTTGCCACGACAAAAACGCCTGTCTAAGCTGGTCGTTGCTAACAGTGGTGGGATAAAATTTTTGATAATTCATGGTGTGAAAGGCGGCCTGAACGTCTGGGATTCTCCTTTTAAATAGGTCAGTTTCAGCCTTCTCGGGATTAAACTGATAGGGTCTTGCAATTTCTACAAAAATTTCTTCGACAGTTTCACCGTATTCTAAAAGCCCTTTCTTAAACCCCGCCCATGGATTTTCATAAAGTCGGGATGTTATAATAACTCTCCCGATGCGATTAACAAGGTTTGTTAAAAATGCGTTTTGTAACGGCTGATACTGCATGATAATATCGCCGATACCTCTAAGTGACTGTAAAGACTGATCTTTTGTAACTTTAGCTCCGTTAACTGTATCTCCCTCTTTTAACGCCACTGGTACCTGATCCGCATATGTGCCGCCTATCTCACTACGGGTTACATTTAAAATGTCGGCAGAATTTAATTCGTTTAAATTTTTGGTTGCTTTCGGTTTAGTTGGCATATTAACCCTCCGTTCTTTCTAATAATTCGTCAAAGCTCTGGACTTCTCCGTCCCGCTTTACGTCTTCTTCTGTTTCTTCTATTGTATCGTTAAAATCTTCTTTTACTTCAGAAGTCCCGAAAAAACGATCCATATATCTGGCTTTTAAATCGTCATATTCTTTCTTCCAATCTTTTTCCTCTTCTCTGGGAGTGTAAATGTTTACATCATCACGCCCACTATACTCGTATTCATCCTGATCTTCTCCGTCATACGTTTCTCCGTACCTTTTTAGTATTCCTTCTCTTTCGTCAAAATCATCTTTCAGCCGTTCCACGTCTCTTTCCATGTCTTCTGTCATTCCACCGCTTTCCATTATGCGGCGTAAAATTTTTTCCATACCTGATCGCGTTAAAATTGCCACTTAAATCACTCCTTTTTTAAATTGTCTACTAACTGCTGGATAACTAATGTGTTATTTTCGATTGTCTTTCGCATACTTTCGGCCTCGTCTTTATGTTGTGCGTCCTTTTTGACCATATACCAAAACATCGCACCACAACAAACGATCGGGAAACCATAATTGCCTATCATATTCGCAACATCGGCCGGGGACATTTAGTGACCTCCTTCCTTTTTTATTCTATCTATATTATAACACAAAACGATAAAAAATGAAAGTTAATACTTTTGTACCGAAAAAGGAGCGGGATAAACCCGCCCCGTTTGTATCTGAAATTGATGTGCCTAATAAATCACGTTAGCAAGACGGACAAGTTGACCCGCCGGTTTTAAACGGTGCTACCGGGTCACACTAAATATTAGCTACATCAAAAGATACCTATATGGATAAAATATCAAAAATAATATTCTTGCTGTCTAGATTATTAAATCTTAACTGGCCGTGTTCAAAAACTTTTTTGAGGTACTGCATAACAAAAGTTGACTTGCTAACCATTAGTGCATTCTGCTCGTGGTCATCTGCTTTAAATGTTAATTTTACTGGGTATGTCATATCAGGGCTATCGTTTACATATACAATTCCATCCTCAAAAAACTCCCTGATTGCATAATATTTTGAGCCATGTTTTATTGTTGCTATATATCTGCATTTACCTTTGATGTGCTCTATAAAACTATCGTTGTCATTAAGATATACATTTTGAGCTGCGTAGTCAGAATAGCCATCATCAAAAGCTTTTGCAAAACCTGAGTTAGATAAAGATTTACTGGCTGTCTCATTAAAGGTCTGTTCCATAACCCACCCATGTCCCCTTAAAAATTTTGTGTCACTACGCAACATTTTGTGTATACCCATTGACTTGTAATATGGGTTTAACATGGTTACACTATTTGATGCTAATATTGTACGGGTGTATCTATATTGTTTTCCCTGACCTCTTGCGATGGTCACGTGGATCGACTGAAATTTTTTGATCTCATCAGCGCAATAGTGATTGGTTTCCGACTGGAATTCATCAAGAAAAACATTCGTAACCTCGTTAAAATAAGATGAGTATTTTTTAAGTGCATCGGCGTTACTTAATGCAATTGCGAAACCACAACTTTGCTCATTATAGTACAACTCATAAAACAAACCTTTGGCTACTGGTCTAGCTATCAGTTCTCCGTTGTTAAAAAATAACGGTTTTATATCTCTAAAAAACATATCAGCACAGGATGACAATTCATAATTAAATCTATATAGTTGTATAAATTTTCCTTTACCTTGGATAAAATTATTAAGACAAAGTCTTTTAAAAAATACGGTCTTTCCTGCGGTTCTGTTTCCAACGCATAGGTATATTTCCGGCTTGTTTCCATCAGCGTCTTTTAATGACAATAGTTTTGTGCCATCATAATACATGCTATACTCCTTTATTATAAAATGTTTCACGTGAAACATTTAAAATAGCCCCGTTTCCGGGGCATATTTTTTATACGATTACACAAGTTAAAAAATCTTTCCCTTTGTAATTGGATGATTCTTTCCTTATCACTTTAATTGCCCAATCTTCGTCTTCATCTTCCATTTCTTCCGCAATTTCCTGATAGGTTCTGTAAAGAGTTTCAGAACCTGATATATACATTGTCCCATCCTTGTCTACATAAATATATTTGTTATAGTCTTTATTATCGCTTTTTTCATTATGCACTGCTACTTTTGCGACATAGTCAACGTTGATTAAAACACCATCTTCATAATTCTGTGTAACTTCATCGAGTTGATGTGCGTCAGTAAACATTTTTATAGCTACTCTTTCTTTTCCTGTTAATTCTCTTGTTGACTCTACTACTTTTGCACTGTATTCTGCATTTCCCATTTTTATTCCTCCTTAAATAAACATCAATCTTTCATCTTAATATAAATCGGCTTATTCGTCCTCAGTATCTTCACCCTCGAGTTCTTCATCGTCAAACTCGTTATATTCTACCTCCGCATACTTCATAAAAGTGTCAACGTCCATAGAATACTTACGTTCAATCGGCACGTCCGAAATTACGACTACCTGTTTCTTTCTTTCTTTTGACAACTGCTGGATCATGCGTACTCCCGGCTTATTAGCCATTTCCCTAGTTTCAAAAACTTCCAGATTTGTGCCATTTACCTCAGCAAAAGACACAGAGTGTGTGATAATACTTCTTGTGATTTTTTTCATCTTAGTTCTCCTTTTTCTTAATTTTAATCGCAATATGTTACACCCTTATTGTAACATATTATGTACAATCCGTCAATATTATTTCCTCATTTCATAAAAATTATCAATCAAAATTATTCCTCCTTTTATCCTTTTTGGTTTAAGTGCTCCTTTTACTCTTAACCCTATTTTAAAGTCCTCCATCCTATAATCTGCCAAAAAATTTTGTTTTGCTCTCTCAGGCATACCAGCACATTTTATCTCCATTTTTGGTTTACATGCTTTATCCTCTTTTATCACTCTCTCAATATATGTCTTTTGTCTGACAAATAATCCCTTATCCCATTCAGACTCCTTTTTCCAGCAACAAAAATTTTTATTGTGTATTCTCACGGATTTTGGAATACAGTTGGTTAAGTGTATTGAGTCAGTGTCTGAGTATATAAAATTTTCATAGTTTTTCTGAGCGGCCTTTATTGTAAAATTACGTGCGTAAGATGTTATGTAACTACCTATTGCTATATATCCGGGAGTCTTCTCTTTCTCCTCGACAAGATCAAAACTAAGACAATCTCTATCCGGGTTTATATATGGTACTTTGTAACTGCTGTCTGTACTAGCCGCTTCTTTACCATATAGATTGTTTAAATATAGTTTAGCTAACTCTCTTTTTGCACCTTTTGAGGTCATTTTTATTTTGCGGTACTTGTCAATGTACTCATCAAAAATTCCCTTCTGTGTCCAAAAATAACAGCAGTCTAAAAACTTAAAATCATATACATTGTAATGCTCAAAAAATGTTTCAAAATCTGGTTTTGTCATTGTTAATGTTACTCTTGCTTCTTTTACGTTTCCCTCCAAATCAATATAATACCTATGATAATGACCTTTATTATATATATTAGATGTTACCAGATATTCGTTTCCTTTGTATAACATATTTCCTTTTATTTGCACAGTTGGCAGATAATTTTGTTTTAACTCAAATCTGCATTCAAAACGTACAAAATATAAAAATTTTTCAGAATCTTCTACTTTTTCTTTAAATTCGTAGTAATTATCTAAAAATTTTGGCTTGCCTACTGGATAATAATTACCACTTATTGAGTGCATCATACTAGGATATAATGAGTTAACATCTAATGTTAGTCCTCCTTTTATTATTTTATTTGCGCAAGAGGGTTTTAGATAACAATAACCCCCTTTGTAACTTTTTCTGGCATATTCTCCCGCGTTCTCTTGACCGTATTTTTCATCAATTTCTATTTCGTACAAATTCGGGAAAAGATTATTATAGTCAGTTTTATCATAAAACGACTTAAATTCTTTTAGACAACAACTACCAATCGTTATTGAGTTGTGCCCCTCATTAAACATAATTTCTAATGCTTCTTTTAAAACTAACACATCATTTTTTATGTACTCTTTTTCTTTTGGGGTTATAGGGCAATTTTTATATCTGTAACCTTTATACTCCATTTCTAATTTTTTGTGAGTGGTGCCAAAAGATTTTCCAATTCTGTCCAAACTAAAAGGTAATAACTTTAATGAGTCTCTTATCTCTATAACCTTGTTATTCTTTTTTATAATTATGTTATACCATTGACCCATTTCCGATATGGATGTTTTAAATTGATTATTTTCCATATCTTTTTCAGGCACTCTATTAAAAACATAATGCTCTCTTAATAAATAGTCTATTATAAATGATCCATCAAATTTTAAATTGTGAAAATATAATATATTGTTACCAGACAAGTTAAACATATCAATAAAAAAGTCTTCTATGCTACCTCTTATTATAGGTTCAGCATCGTCATATAATTTAACGTAACAAGCTGACCATACTTCTGTAAATGTTTGACCATCAAAAACAGTTGTCTCAAAATCACACGCATAATAATTAAATTTTTTAATCCGCACTTCATCAACTACACTCCAACTCAATATATTCATACTTCGTAATTCTCCTCATATTCTAAAGATTCTATTAATTTCTCTCTTTCTAAGGTTCCTAAATCCATAAAATCTAACATTGATGATAAAGCATTAAAAAGTTTATCTCTATCATAAGCTACTTTGTAACTTATAAGCTGTCCGTTTTCTCCTGCATCTTGTATCATTCTGCCTACTTCTTCTTTACTGTATTTAAATAACAGGCGATTTAACCAACCATTTATTATTGCCACAGCGGTTTCGTTAAATTGAGATACATAACCCCTAAAATTTGATATTGCCATATCGGCTTCTGCTGGCATTGATATTGCACCGGGTATTCGTAGTTTTATCTTATTTCTTTGTTTCTTTTTAAACTGGTAAAAAGACGTTTCTATTTCACCATACTCATTTAATTCAAACGTTCTTTGCTGTATCTGTTTTGGAGTTATTTTTGCTAGTCTTCTTACAGATGCTTGAGTAATTCGCTTTGGAATATTTGGTACTACAAAGTCTACGTATAGACCTTGCTTTTCGTATCGCCTGACTGTTGCTAATACACGCGATCTTTGCTTGCGATATTCTTTTACGGTTGACGATATTTTCTTTGATTTCCTACGACTTGCCATCTGTGTCTCCTTTCCTGATTATTATTGTGTTATCTCTTAATTCCATGATAACACTGGGGTCTTCTTTTGTGATGTTTAAAAAAGACGCCCATTCGTTTGGGATACATGCCTTTATTCCGTAGTACTTCCCAGACTGATTAAAAATTAGCTTCTTTGCTTTGACCATTATCTCACCTCCTTCATTTTAATTGTACCATATTTAGTACAAATTGTCAAGTAATATATTTTGTACCAAAAATTTTCGATGGGGAAATTTAGTACAATTTTGAAGTTAATCATTATTCTAAGTGTTGTGTCTGGTAACCATACTACATTGTTAAGATATACTTCTTTATAAGGGGTTCACAGAATGTCATCATGTGAACCTCCTTATTTGTAATAAAATTAATAAAAACTTTCAAGATAATCGATGTTCCTATTTTTACAATATTCACAGCACTTTTCATAACTACCCGTGAATACCTCGTTGTAATCCTCATCTTTCTCTATAACATGATGAGTTCCATTTCTGTAAATAACAACTAGCTCATTGCTTCCCATAAATAAATTATACATATTTTTTCCTCCTTATTGATTGTTGTTCTTCTTTAACTATATTTATTATACC